GTCTTTGCACTGTCTGGCACGCCAGTGCCAAACAGACCCTTCGAGATCTGGCCGCTGTTGTACGGGCTGGGCATCTATAAAGGGTCTTGGATGAAGTTTGCATATCGATATGCCAAGGCATGGCATTCGCCTTGGGGCTTTGATGTGTCAGGGTCCAGCAACTTGCCCGAACTTAAAAAGGCACTGGCTCCGCATGTGTTGAGGCGCACAAGGGCTGATGTGTTCCAAAACTACCAGCAGCCTGTCATCAGCATGATCGAATTGGATCTGCCCATCGACCGCAGGGAAAAGCAATTTGATGTCGATGTGCTGGTGCAAAACCCCAACTTGATCCTGGCGCTCGATGGCCTGTCGGAGATCATGCGCGAGGGTGGCATTCGCAAAGTGCCGCTGGCACTGGACTTCATCAAAGGCAAGCTCGATGATGACCCATCAGAATCGCTGGTTGTCTTTGCCTGGCACAAAGATGTGGCCGCCATGCTGCACGATGGCCTCAAGGATTACCAGCCTGTCATGGTCACTGGCGAAACACCAGCAGCAGATAGACAAAAGCACATCGATGCATTTCAATCAGGCGAGGCCAAGGTCATCATCGGTAACATCGCCACGCTGTCTGAGGGTGTCGATCTGTCCAGATCCAGCACAGTGATCTTTGTCGAGGCGACATGGGCCACCAGTGCATTTGAGCAGGCATCGGCGCGAGTTGAGAATATCCAGAAGTTCGGCATCGCGCCTGCTGTGTATATCCTGACCACGCGCAACAGCTTGGACCACACGATTTTGGGCAAAGTGCTCAAAAAACTGGACATCATTGAACAGATCCTTTGATCTGTGATATGCTGTCAACATGATTTGTTGTCAACAGATCATATTTAAACCTCTAAACCGCAAGGAACCGAAAAATGTCAACACGATTTGTAACCGGAAAAGTCCGCTTGTCTTATGCCAAGATCATGCGCCCAGGCAAGAATGAGATGAATGGCAAGAATGAGTATTCTGCTGTGGTGCTGGTCCCCAAGACCGACACCGACACGATCAATGGCCTCAAGGCTGCGGCCAAGGCTGCCATTGATAAGAAGTTTGGCGGCACGCCGCCCAAGGGATTGAAAAACCCATTGCGCGATGGCGACACATCGACCAAGGACGATGGCAGCCCAATGGGTGCTGAATACAAGGGCCATTTGTTCTTCAACTGCAAGACCGATGCAGACCGAAATAAACCATCGATCATCGACACCAATGGCCGCGAACTGATCGACCCTGATGCTGTGGTGTCTGGCGATTACGTCAAGCTGTCGGTCAATGCTTATGCCTACGATGCAGTCGGAAACAAGGGTGTGGCCTTTGGCCTGAACAATGTCCTGCTGGTTGCCAAGGGCGAACCGCTTGGCGCACCTCGCATGACAGCAGCCGATGAATTCGGCATCGGTGGTGGTGGCCATGCTGTCACTGCTGCCGCCGATGACGATCACTGGGCCTGATCCAATCACCCCGCAGGTCTTGGACACGCAGACCCTAAAGTGAAGTGGGAGCAGGTGGAAGCCCTGCGCCTTCAATGACCAATATGAACAACAGCGAACAGACCAAAGAGGTCAAAAGTAAATTCATGAACATCAGGGTGACACCAGCCCTTATGGACGCACTGAAAAAAGAAGCCGAGGAAAATACACGCACAGTGGCCTCGCAAGTTCTGCACATTCTCAAAAACCATTTCAATCAAAAATGACTGATTCCAAAAAACGTAAAAAACGCACGATAACGATTCACACGATTGAAAGCCTGATGAAACGAACCAGCATCGAGGGCGACTGCATCGAATGGCAGGGGTATGTGTACGATGGCAACAATCCCCAGGTCTGCAATGATGGCAAGATGATTGGTGTCCGCAAGCTGGTGATGCTGCTCAATGATCGCAAAGTGCCCGAGAGGTCTTATTACAAGACCACATGCGGCAATGACCTGTGCGTCAGACTGGAACACATCAAAGTGGTGGACCATCAAAAACACATGATCTCGATGGCCAAGAACGTCAGACATAACGCACCGACCAGGATCGCAAAACTGCAAAAGGTGGCAGCCAATCGCCGCAAGCTGTCCGATGAACAGGTGCAAGAGATCATCATGTCAGATCAACCAATCAGGGCACTGGCCGTGATTTATGGTGTAAGCCACAGCACCATATCAAAGGTGAAGGGCCATCGTGCCAGGCGCGTTGTCAGCGCCAGCCTGAACCCATTTGTGGGGTTGATGCGATGAAGTTGAAAACCACCTACAGCCTGATGGATGAAATCATGGCCTCGCCAGACAGACCGCTGCCCGAGTTCAAAATTCGGCATCAACTGTCGAGGATGTATCAGGGTCTGAGATCAATGGAAGTCGCAGACAAGCCCAGCATCAATGACTGGGAGGTGGTCAGCGATGCCGTGAATATGCTTGAGATGCTGACCAGCACCAATGGTGGCTGGTGGTTTGATTGCGATGGCGATAAGGTCCAGATCAAAGACACCAGCGGCCTGCTGCCTGATGCTGTGCTGGCGATGGCCAGTGCTGGCCGCAGATACATGGAGCATGGCGTGTTGCGCCTGGATGCCCAGGGCATCGCCACGATCCGTGCAGTGCTTGAAGATTACGCCGCATTGATCGAGGTCATGCCTGCCAGGGTCATGATCCACTGCCACCGCCGAGTCGAGAAAAGAATGCAGGACATCATGAGAGGCCAGACAAAGCCGCATGATGTTGTTGTGAAAAAGACACGCGCAAAAAAGTGATTGTGTTTTTTTGTGTATAATTTCAAACACCAGCAACACACCGGAGAAACGATATGAAACGATACACTGACAAAACTGTTCGCACCTCAACCCAATGGGTCAAGATCACACGCGACAACAAGGATCGCACATTCACTTTTGCTCATGGCTGGGCTGGAAATTATCAAGCCCATGACGTTCAAACACTACCATTTAAGTGGGTTGCGAATTGGTCAGAAGCTGTTGCATCAGCAAACCGCACAATCGCCACTTACGCCTAAAACCCACCGGGGCCACTGGCCCCATCTAAACGAAAGAAACGAAATGAAACCCTCTTACCTCACCACCCCCCGCAACTTTGCAGACTGCACCTGGATTCAGGGATATGGCCGCAAGCCAACCCTGTGGGAGAAGGCTGGAAGTTATATCCTGGCCACGGCCATCGGCATCGGCATGGCCGCACTCTTGGTCGCATGGTGGTCATCATGAGCAGCATGATGGATTTGGCCAGGCAAGCTAATCTTCCGGCTTGTCATTTGGAACACCCAAAGGCTTTGCAGCGTTTTGCCGATCTGCTAGCCGAGCGAGAGTTGCAGGCTTGCATCGATGTGCTGGAGGGTCTGCACGCCTGTCAGGACACGCACAATTATTATTTGTATGCAAGCAGGACACTCAAAGACATAAGGGGCAAAAAATGAAAAAGTATGTGCGCAACTTGCAACCAGGCCAACGATTCACATTGCTGCGCACTGGTGAAAAATATCGATTCATTAGGCGCGATCACTCGACCCCCAGTGGCACTCGCCATGTCGTGATGCGTGATGACCCCTACATCACATGCACCGATGGCCATAGAGAATCCACATTGCATCATTCGTGCCATGTCCTGGTGGAGGTGGCATGAGCTTCAAAACGATCTGGATCAAGCCCAAACCAGTTCCATTAACCCGCTGTCATGTGATTGGTGTTTGCCAATCAAGCCAAAGCCATGGCTGCACCAAAGGATGCAAAAAATCATGAGTTATTCGCAAGTCGAGATGAAAATCATCCAATGGTCTGAGGCACGCAAGATCATTCCGAACAGCACGCCCCAGGCACAATTGCTCAAGGCTGTCGAGGAAATGGGCGAACTGGCCGCAGCCACCATCAGGAACCATCGCCCAGGCATGGAAGATTCTGTCGGTGATGTGATGGTCTGCCTCATCAACTATTGCGCCCTGGCCGACATCGACCTGGTGCAGTGCATGGCCAATGCTTACGATGAAATCAAAGACCGCAAGGGCACGCTGATGCCCAATGGTCTGTTTGTCAAAGAGTGACCATGTTCAAATTCTGCGCCAAGTGCCAACTTGACCGGCTGCCTGAAGGTGGAGTTCAGACCAGCCCCAATCGCTGGCTCTGTGCCAAGTGCTGGACCCACTTCACCCAAAAAAAAACCAGGGCATGAAGCCCTGGTAAGTTCCGATCAGGAGTCGCTGCATGGCCTACAGCACCCCCAGCATACATCAATCAGGACAGGATTTGTAAAGCCTGCATGATGTGCTTGATCCGGTCATCGAGGCCAATCGTGCCGCCATTGATGCGCTTTGTCATGGTCACCCAATCCTGCACATCGGCATATTGATTGATCCTGTGGGTATTCCAAAACCAGCCAGCAGTCATGGCCGCATATTTTGGTGTGGCCACAATGTCCGGCTCCATGATGAAGTCCACGCCCAGCGCCTTGCCTGCGTGATGGTAGTTGGCAGATCCGGTCAACTGGATGCAGCCACGGCCTCGAAAGCGCCAGCCATCGCCTGATGCCTCGTCGCGGTTGTTCATGCGGTTGGCATAGATCCTGTTGGCGATCCGCTTGGGCTGGCGCTCATAGGCTGCGGCCTCTTCAGGCGTGAAGCCCCAGGATCTGCGAGGCGTGCGAGGAAACAGCTTGAGCAGCGTTGCCGCCCGATAATTCAGGTTTTCTTCCAGCACCCTGAACTGGCCACACTCATGGCCGCATTGACCGATAAACGATGCCTGGCGAATTGGCGTGTCGATCTGGAACCGATCAAAGGTTTCGTTCAGTGCATCGACCCACTCTGTGCCGATGTGCATTTTTTGCAATTGTTCAGCGTTGACCATTGATGATGTCCCTCATTTTGTCGTATGCGTCCACGCAGGCATTGAGTTGATTGATGGCCCGGTCACCCTCGGCTGCGATCTCGGCAATCAGTCTCAAGGTTTCGCGCTCGGACTCGGTTGGTCCTGGGGCACTTCCACCAGCAGTTTGCTCAGTCTGTCCACCAGGTTGGCTTGGCGCTTGGTTGCGATCTCCAGCGGCAATGGTGGGACTTGGGCTGGCTTGTGGGCAACTTGCGGCTGGGAGGCGCACCCTGCCAGCACGAATGGCAGCAGCCAGATCAGTTTGCTTTTTGTTGATGACATCATTTGCCTTTCTGAGTTCTGCATCTTTGTCGGCCACAGCCTGGACCATCTTTTGTTCCTTGGCCCTGGCCTCTTCGTTCTTTTTGGCGATCTCTGTTTGCATCTGAACATCTCGATCACCCCAGCCCCGTCCATAGCCCCACTTGTAGATGCCGAAAACGACCAGCAGGGTCAAGACCACCGCGATGGCTGTGCGTTGGATGGATGTCATTCGGACTCCTTACGCGCTGCGGCAATCTCGGCCCGATCCTCGTCGGCCTCCTGGTGGTCTGGAGGTGTGGTCGGTGGTGGGCCTGGTGTCCAGGATTCATCCAGATCTGGATTCTTCCAAATGGGCATGGCCCCAAAGGGCTGGCTTGGTAAGTTATATCCTGACTGTGGTGGCGCATAGCTGCTTTGCTGATAGCCGCCCATCATGGGTTGGCACATCGGCTGCTGTGGTGGCCTTGGGCCAATGGCTTTGGCCGCACCAGACACAGCGCGTTTGCCGATCACCCCGCCGATGCCGCCGACGATCAGCAAAACGATGTCGTTCAGCATCTTGGTGTAAGCCTGGTCAATCGGAGCCATCGATTTGATCGGCTGGGTGACAAAGGTCACGCTATACAGCAAAGCCACCACGATGCCAAACAGGATGATGGTCACGGCCACCACCACGAATGCCCAGATGCGGACCTCGATCAGTGCAATCGCGTCTTCAGCGGACAGGGGTTGGCTCGTCGCTTGGTCTTGTTTGTTCAATTTGTTTCTCCAGGACTGGGGCCACCAGATACTCAGGGCAGGTCTGTGTGAACTGGCATCGAGGCTTTTGACACCTTGGTGCATGGAAGTTGTCAGGATTCTGGCAGAAATATCGATACTGCTCTTCGCACCCTGCCAGTGCCATGACCGCTGCAATGATCGCAAGTGTTTTCATAGACCCAGCGTTTTCAAAAATTTTTCGATGATGCGCTCGGCAATATGCACGGGCAGATATTGGAGAAGTTGAAACCCAACCCAAACGAATCCCAGATAGCAGGATATTTTGAGCCACTCTTGCAGCCCATCCATAAACACTTGCCAAGTGTCCTTGCGCATGTCATCGACCGCACCCGACAGCCGAACAGTAGCTGATGAATTCGACCAAGCCCCAAACGATAAACAGCAGGATCACCGCGATGATCGCCAGGCCAATGGCCATCTCGATGTTCTCCGCACGCTGCTTGGCCGCATTGACCGCACGGGCTGCCTCACGCTGGGCCTCGGCCTTGTCCTCTGCATTCATCTCAGCAACCCGCTGCTGGATGCTGTTCCAGACATCCATGTTGTTGGTGCTGAAAAACAAGCCTTTTAGCTGTTCCTCAAAATCCCTTTGGGCCTTCAGAGCCAGTTCGATTTCGATGGCTTTGCCCATGTTAGAGCCACCAGCCTTTTTTGCTTGTCTGGCTGCTTTGGTGGCCGTGTGCTTGGCATCAAAATACTTGCCGATCAATGGCCCCAGGCTGGACACATCGTCAACTGTCTTGGATGCCTTTTTTATCATGTTGACCGCTGCACTAACTGCGGCCATTGCACTCACTGGATCAATCATTCAAGCCCCCTTACGATCAACAGGGCGACTTGCAAAAGCCACCATGCGGCAATGATGCCGATGGCGATTTTAATTCTCATGACAGCATAATTATAAAAATTCTGGCGCACCAGATCACCATGCCGACAACCAAGGCAGCCGCGATGAAGCTGACTGCCCACTCTTTCATTTTAAGATCCAGACCGCTGAAAAGATTGTGCCAGCCATCGACAGGATCATGATCCCTGCTGTCTTCATCAAGATGGCCTCGATGCGCTTGAGCCTGGCATTGATCTGGTCATATCGGATGGCGCAGATTTCCTCATGCGTTGCCAGCCGTGCATCGGTTGCGTCAATCGTTGTCATGGTCCTGCTCGTCCATCAATCAAAACAAAGATAAAAAGTTACCAGCGGCCACCCTTGGTGCTGCCGTAAAGATCCATCGAGTGTTACCGCCGCCATCAGTTGAGTTCGCACCGGCATACCAAGTGTTGCTCGGGTTGACTGTGCTGTTGCTTATATTGAGGTAATCAAGATCGATCAATCCTGCGCCTGATTTTGTCAGGGTGAATGTGCCAGATGCGCCTGTTCGTTGCAAGGTGACCACATTTCCGGCTGTTCCGCGAACTGTGAAATTGGTCACGGTGGTGGTAGTGTTTGGAAAAACAATGGTGTGAGCAACTGTTTTGGTGCTGGCGATCTCAGAGAATGTTGGAGTTCCTGTAATCGTTGTGGTCGATGTGCTGGTGTTGCCGCCAATTGTCAACTTTCCAAATGTGTTCGTGCCTGCTAGAAAACTTCTTGCATTTGTCGTGTTGTCCGACAAAATAATTTCAGCATTTCCTGAAACAATGCCTGTGCCTGATGTGTTCCAGCAATTGCCATAGAATGTAATGGTCCATGATGCACTGCCAAGATTTATTCCTGCTGTGCTTGATGTTGATAACGTTGGGATCGTTACTGAATATGTGTTTGCATTAAAACTGCTTGTCCCTCCAATCGTCAACGTCCCTGTGGAATTTAAAGCCGATCCAAGATTCAATGTATTGGAAGCGCTGAAGCAATCAATTGCCGGGAATGTCGTTCCATTAGGGGTAATGGTTTGCGTTGATCTTCCGCAAAATGACATGGAACTCGCAAAAGAAATAGTAACACCTGAACCGCTTATGAAGTCGCCGTAATAATCAGACCCAATGCCGCCAGAAAGCGTTAGCGCCGATGTCCTAGCTGATGCATTGATCGTTCCTATGCTTGTATAGCTTTCAATGGCAATAGATGTCGCCGCACCAACATTATCAAAAACCACTGTGTCTTGAGGCAAAGGAAAGTTGCCCACTGCTGGTGTGCCGCCTGATGTGGTAGCCCATCCAGTAGATGACCAGTTTTGCGCACCTGTCAAATTCCAAAAAACAGTTTTTGCAGCAGTGAATGTGATATTTGAATTGCCCAAGCAATTGCCAATGCTTGTTCCAGACCAAGGTGCAGAAGTTCCAGCGGCTGTGATGTCTCGAAAATCAATGTTTTCTTTTGTCGTGTATGTGCCAACAGTCAGAGTCCGATTATTCCCAATAGATGATCCACCTTGTATCCTGATTCTCCGAACAACACTTGCACCACTGGCGACAAATGTGGTGATTGTTTGGCTTGCATTAAAACGCACTTGCACAGATCCAGCCGCTGCTGGTGCTGTAATTGTCAATTGATTGAATGTGTTGGCCCCATTAACTTCCCGAGTGCCAACTGCTGTTGATGTAAATGCAACATTATTAAACGTAAGACCAGCGCCTGCGTCCAAACTAGAAGTGTTGCCTGTAATGTTTATCGTTGAAGTTCCAGCGTTCAACGTCAGGTTTGATCCAGTGTAATCAAACGCATCAGCCGATGTTCGTGAAAGAGATACTGTAGATCCGTTAAGCGTCAAAACCTTTGAGCCAGAACCTGACAAAATCAAAGACCTCGCAGTGATCGCAAAATTGCTGGCACTTGTTGTCAATGTTCCTGCTGATAATGTCAGATCTGCGCTTGATGAAAGAGTCAATGCGCTGCCCAGAGTTACAGTTATTCCTGCTGTTCCGATAGTTACAGGACCAACAGTTTTTCCACCAGTGTTTAGAGTTCCTGTGCCCAATAAATTAAATCCACCAGTGTTTACAAAAAACATGCCAGTAACAAGCGTGACGCTGCCATATACATTCATTCCGACAGTGCCTGAAATAAATCCTGTAAATCCTGTGCAATTAATCGAAAGTGCCGTGCCGCCACCAGTGTCGACCGTTACAGTGACTGCGCCTGATGAAGAATTAAAAAAAACAGCATCAGCAGAAGTTGGAACAGAAGCACCACCAGCCCCGCCAGATGTGGCTGACCATTTTGCCCCTGCCACGTTATCCCAATTGGCAGTTCCACCGACCCAGTATCTGTCTGCCATTCTTACGCTCCAATCGGCTTGAGTAGGATCTGGCCATTGACCTCGATCTGTTCATACTGAACACCATCGATCTCGATAATTGCTGGCGCTGCTGGTGCTGTGACAGCAGCAATCCAGTTGTCCAAACGCTGCTGCTTCATGGCCTCAATGGTCGCCTCATCGGGCGCAGCGTCATCCTCAAAATGCAAGGCATCGCAGAACTTGCCCCATTGCGTTTCAAACTCAAAAACGATTTGCATATCAAGCCTCCTGTGCAACTGCCACTGCATCCCAGCGGTTGTCGGCAGCATTAAAAATGCATCCTATATAGACCGTCTTGTTGATGACTGTGGTGGTCGGCAAAACTGCGCCGACAGGTCGAAACCCTTTTGCGACTCCGGTGGTCCAGGTCAATGCCCTGGCCGTGCCGTTATCCTTGAATCGGAAAATCATTTTCTGGCCGTTGGTTGGTGTGCCAGCATCGGCGCTGATGGTCAATGCGACAGCCTGCGCTGTGGCCGCATACTGGTCAAAGCTGTCGCTATTCCAAGCCAATGGGCTGGTGATGCTGGCCGTGCTGCTGACTCGTTCGGTAATCCGTTTATTTGTCAGAGTCTGAGCACCTGCCAGCGTCACATCGCCGCCGCCCAGAAGTTGCCAGTTTGTGGCATCGGCACTTGGGTCTGTCGTACCTGCGCCGTTGGTCTTTCTTCGATAAGACAGATAAGTGATCGGTGACCAGACCACAGCACCTTGAACATAGGTCGTGCCGCTTATCCATTTTGTGACGTTGGCTGTCTGATATGCGGCCTCGGCTGCTGCCTCTGCTGCCGTTTCAGCGACAGCAGCCGCCGCTGCTGATGATGCGGCTGTCAATGCGTTGGCATCGACCTCACCAGCAACAGCGTTTGTCTCTGCTGCAAACGCTGGCAAAGCGCCCAAGAACGCATCGGCCCTAGCAGCAAAGTTTGCTGGATCGTCTCGGCTGGGAGGTGTTGGCAGTGGTGTGATCGCCATGTCTGTTTCCTTTTTAAATCAAGCCCTCGACCTCAAGCCTGCAAAAACTCTTGGTTGGATAGGCAATATCGATGCTGAAGTCTCGGTAAAAACCATAAACGATCAGAGGCGAATAATCAGAAACCTCTGATCCGATGAACACTGATGGCACAGCACGAATGTCGGCCAGGATTCGCTGTACCTCGTTGATCTGTGTGTTGCTTAACAAAAACTGACCCGACATGCGTTTGCTGAATGCTCGGCGCACAAATGTGGTTTTCCCAGTGTCTGGATCGGTGTCCTTGCGGCTGTAGTCAATGATGCCAACAGTTGCGCCCTGCTCAAGGTCAGCAGTTCCCAACTCATAGACTGTGCCAACAATCAGTTCTCCGATGGCCACATCGCCACCAGAGTTAAGGGTGACTGTGATCTCGCCATTGGAATAAGGTGGAATGTCTGTCAAAACCACTTCGCCAAGTTGCACAAATGGCTCGAAAAAATACATGTACCAATCGACCAGCACCGTGCCATCGAGGTCGATGGTGCGTGAATAGATCGGTGGGCTTGCGCCTCCATCTCTCAATTCGACCGTGACATCAGATCCAATCAGCCCCACCAATGCCAGGCTGTTAACGATCCCAGGCGAGATGGTCACCACCAATGGCGACGATGAAGTGGTGGCCGTGCTGACTTGGCCATCAAACATGGCGTGAGTGTTATCTGGACCAACCAAAGACCAGAATGTCGAGCCGACCACATCGGGGATATTGTTCGTGTTGCTGTTGACCAAGCTGATGTAGTAATGCGTTCCGTAATCGACAATTGCATCCTTGGAATATGTGGTGGCCGATGACCATGCCGCATGAGCCTCGACTGCATTGCTGGACACCAGCATGGTCAATGCATTGAATGTGATCGGCTTGATGACTTTCATACTGTCACAGTGTCCAGGGGTTGGTCGATGTCGGTGCGGACTGTCAGACCGCGAACGTCCCAATTATCCTGCAATCTGGCGATTTTGGCTGTATTTACTGCCGTGCTGCGAGTTTCATGGCGCATCATGGCCACCTCGTCACGCAGTGCCCGCATCTCGGCCACCATCTCATTGCGCCCAAAGATGTCGCCAGTCGCTGGCGCTGTGTAGATCTGGCTGTGCCTTGGATCGAACAACTCAGGGCCATGCTCACCGACCAGGGTTGGCCCTGAGATGTAACCGCCCATAGCCGCACCAGCGGTTGGATCGTATGCTGCCGCCGCTGCCGCCGCCGCTTCTGCCGCAGCAAGAGCCGCCGCCGCCGATGCATTTGCAAGTGCGATGGCCGCCACTGCTGCTGCATTGGCCTCGGCATTGGCAATTTCCTGACTCGTAGCAAGCCGGTCCAAACCATGTGCAATCAAATTCGACATGGTTTGGATCGACATATCGACCCCGCCCATCGTGTCGATCAATTGCTGCTGCAAGACAAGTGCCGTTTCTTCGGCTGTTTCCACTCGTTCTTGATATGCGGTGTCAGATTCAAACATCTTTTGCAGGATGGCCGTTTGTGGTGCGGCATCGATCAACTCTGCCAGCGATTTGCTCTGCTCTTCGAGCATTGGCGCAAGTGATGCAAACTGCTGTTGCACGTTGAGCAATGCCACGAACTGCTGCTGACCCAGGGTTGTGCTGACATCAATGCTTTCCAGCAGATCCCTGAAATCACTCTTTGTCTCCAAAGCCGCGACCTGTGCAGCAGTGAATCCAGCATCATCCAAAGCCTTGACCAAGCCTGCCGCAGTGATGGCAGCCTGTTCCTCTTGTGTGTAGAAGTTGGCCACAAAACCTTGTGTCTTTTGCACCAGGGCATCGAGGCCACCGGCCAATTCGATGATCCCTTGACGGGCTGTCAGTGATGCTGTGGCAAAGTTTGTGAATGCCCCGCCAAACTGATTCAGGACTACGCTCACTTCCTGAATGGCCATCAATCGCTGCAATGTTTGTGCGAATGTCTCGTTGGCCAGTTGGAGAGGACCAAGTGCAGTTCTGTATTGGCTGGCCAATCCCTCTTGGAATTCGGCAATGGTATCAGCAATTTTCTGATTGACCTCTTCCTCGGTCAATCCTTGGAAGCTGAGTCTGATTTGTCCTACAAAGTCATCAATGGCATCGGCTGGCAATCCCAATGCTGTTGCATATTTGCGTGTTTGCTTGGTGATTAGTTCAATGGAACTGTCAAACAGCACCTCGACCTCACTGGCCAATTCGCTGGTGATCGTCTTGTCTCTGCGAAAATAGCCACCCCTTAAAAAGGTGTAGCTCTGACCCTCGATGCCTTCAGAAGTTGTCAGCGTGCCCTGAATGCCCATGTCTGTCTGCTTGCGGCCAAACAGACGATTCACAGCACCGCCAATCGCGCCGCCGATGGCCGCACCGATAGGACCACCCAGCACCATGCCGATGGCTGTGCCACTGTTAATAACGCCATTGCCTGAGCCACTGATTGCATAGCCATTGCCAATGGCCCGTCCAGCAAAAGTTCCAACCCCAGCACCTGCTGCATACGCGCCGATAGTGCCTGCGGCCATGCCTGCGCCTTGAGCATAATGTCCGCTGGCAAACATCGACTGCGCTGCTGCCATGCTTGCACCACCACCAGTGCCCAATATCGTGTTGACAAAGCCTGTGCCCATCGTGCTGCCGAATGCTTGCATCGACAGCGACAGACCCTGCATCATGCCTGCAATGCCACCACCGCCACCACCTGCGCTGTCCGATCCTGGAAGATTCATTCCCATCAAACTCAAAAGCACATTTGATGCGCCCTGCGCGATAGGCTGGATGATCGGTTTCAAGATCAGCGTCTTGAACATATTTTCCAGTGTGTCCTTCAAGTTTTGACCAAAGCCCTTGCCGGATTCAAAGCCGCGCATCAGTGCATCGGTAAGGCTTGTTTCAATCGACTCGACTGATTTCGTTGTTTTGTCCAACTCTTTGTTTGCTTCCTTTGCCGCTTGCAGCATGGCATTGTCTTCGGTCAGATCGGCCTGGGCACGCAGCAGTCTGGCCTGTTCAGCCAATTCCTCGTTGCCCTCATACGTTGCAGCGGCAAACTCCAATTCAGTGGCTGTTGCTCTCATCAAAGCCACATCGCGTGCAATGATGGCCTCTTTGCCCAGTCGTAATTCGTCGTTCTGCTCCTGCAAAGAAATCACGCTATTGCGCAGCGATTCGGTTTGCTTGTATTGCTCTGCGTTGAGTTTGTCGGACAAGGCCACCGCTGCCTGCTGGGTCTTTGCCAGATCCTTCATTGCGGCATTCATGCTCTCAGTGTTGAGCAACTCTTCCAGGCTTTGCGTGATCTTGATCTTTTGGGCATCGGTCAGCTTCAGCGTGCCAGACTGGATGTCTTGCATGATCTTCAGCGCAAGCTGCTGACTCGATGTCAGTTTCTCGGTCTGCTGCTGCTCCAGCAGCATCGCGCCCGTCTTGTCGTTAATATCGTTTAGCAGTTTTTCGTAGGTTGCCTTTTGCTTTTCCAGTTCCTTGGCACGATCTTTTTCTGCCTGTGTCAATTCTTTGGTGACAACAGCCGCCTTCGCCTTTACTGGTTCGGCCTGGCGCAACAGTCGCTCAGTTTCGGCCTGCGATTGATTCAGCTTGGCCTGCTCTTTTTCCAGATCCTTGTTCGCGTTCATGTAACGCTGAATCCCATCAATGGCTGGCACAGCAGCCGCTGTGATGGCCAGGATCGCCAAGGCAATGGGGTTTGATGCAAAGGCAAGTGTCAGGCCAATCACCGCTGTTCTCATGGCAACAAATGCCGCTGTCGCTGCGCCAATGCCAGAGACAATGGCAGGGCCAGCCAATGCAGCACCAAATGCCAGCAGCGCGATCCTGTTGTCTTCCATGAACTCGGATAAGTTCTTGACCACACTGCTCATCGAGACAATCGCTGTCTGTGCGCCTTGAACCGCTGACATCAACAGCGGCCCGGTCATCTCATTGTTGATGGTGCGAAACAGTGAATCCCAAGAATCGCCCAGGTTGCTGATCGCGCCATCGAGTGTCTTGGCGCGTGCATCCATCGCACCAGCAAAATCCACATCGCCAATCTTGCGCAGATAGCCCTCGATCTCGGCTGCGTTCTTTCCGATGTTGGTGCTGACACCTCGGAATGTGAAGGTGACTCGATCACCCTCAGACTTTGCTTTGATGCCAAATTCTTTCAGGCGCTCAAACTCACCAGTCGCGGCATCGGCCACGGCCTCGATCATTTGATTGAGCGACTTGCCCATCGCACTGGCCGTGTTGCCGTAGCTGCGCAAAGCCTCTGCTGACGGGTCCATGCCAAAGGCTTTCAGCTTGATGAATGCCTGGGTGACCTCTTGCAATGAAAATGGGGTTGTCGATGCAAAATCAGTCAGCATCGAAAAGGCTTTGTCGGCATCACGCGCTGACCCGGTGACGGTTATCAGGCTTGCATTTAGCGTGCCGAACTCACGCTCAACAGCGACCAACTTGCCAGCGAATGCACCAATGGAGACACCAGCGAACAATGTGCCGACTGTGTTCATGGCCGTTTGCACAGACTTGGTGATGCTGGCCATAGCCCCATCAACAGTTTTGCGTGCGCCATCCATGTCCTTTTGCAATCGGACAATGTTGGCTGCCATTTCAATCGTTAACTGTCCAACTGGTGTCGCCATGATTTACCTTTTCGCCTGGATGAATGACTTGAATGCATTGCTGACCTTCTTACTCACCACCGCCCTGTCAAACTCATTGACAGGATCTCCATAAGGTGGTGGGCATTCTGGCTTTTTGCTCTCCTCATGCTGGATCAGATAACTGCGAGACATCTCGCGCAGAACCCTGAATTCCCAGACCTGAAGTTCAATGCCTGTGCATTCTTGCCAACTCAAAATCTCCTTGGCCGATAGAGGAACTGGACCCATTCCCCCAGATTCCACCACGCCAAGGTCGTGCCAATAGGTTATCACATACTCGGCATTGCCGACACTTGGAAATAGCGGAAATCCACCATTGCGCTCAATTCTTTGCGCCCTGGTCAATTGCTCCGGCTTTGCGTCTGCGGCAGCGACAGATTTGCCCTTGTCGGGCACAGTCGGCACAGCGTTGAACCATGCCGACTGCCTCGCATAGAGGATCAGGTCTTCGCAGACTGAGGCGTAAAATTTGCCCAGTCACTGATCGCCTTGTTCACTTGTTCGGTGATGAAGCCAATTGACGGGTCACTGTAAGCCTCGCGGAACATCTCGATGCCCGTGAAATCCTTGTATGTGAACCCATTAAAGGACACAGTGCAAGAGGCCAAGAAATCGGAGTCCAATTCGCGCTGCTCGTTGTCCTTCATTTTCTTGCCGCCCTTTTTGACGTACTCAAGAATCGCACGATTTCGCACTGCTGTGGCTTTTTGGAATGCCTTGGAGCCTGGTCCATAAACAGTGATGCTCAACTGCTTGCCATCGGCATCAAGCAAAGCCTCGCCATCGACAGCTTCCAGTTGGACGATTGCAGTTTCTTTTACTGCCAGTTCTGAAATATCAAACATGGGTAACCTTTCGCGGGTTGAAAAATTGCCCGTGCTGGAACCGACCTCACCCCGCGAAAGGTGAGAGTCGGCCCCAGTCGGTGCGCGTTTTGCCATTGCTGGCGATTAAGCAGCCATCGATTCAACGATGCCAACACCAGCGGCATTGGTGCTGATTTCGAGGTTGCAGGTGGCTGTGGTGATCGAGTCAACAGAACCAACAGCGACTTTGAAGGACATCACTTTGGCCTGGAAGAAATAGCGATCACCGTTCTGAGTGGTCACCATGAAGCTGTAGTCGTTGTCACTCAGGCTTGCGGCCTTCATGATGATCTGACCAGCATCATCGGTGTCCAAGCCCAAAGACAGGGACATAGTGCCTTCGTTGAAGGAACCCTTGAACTTCTGTGTTCCGCGAGTGCCCACTGGGTTGTGGGTAACCAGGGCAAATTCACGGCCAAACTCACCCAGATCGGTGATCTCACCAACCAGGGCAGGCACGGGCGATGCAGTGAACAGGGTGTTATAACCGCTGCTGTTGAATGTAGCGGGTTGCGATGCAGTGACTCGGAGTGTCGTCCCTGCTGAGGTGCGGACTGTCATTTCAGTTTCCTTTCAAGGTCAAAGAGAGGGCCAACAGGGATGCTGGCATTTTTTCCGTGCTTTCACACGAAACCATTTTGCTGGTGTCATTCATACCACATCAGCATGTAATCGACAGATTGCGTCCAAACGCCAAGGTCATCGTCCTTTTCAATCGGCCCCAGCAATTCCAATCGGCTGCTGATGACTGTCTTGGTTGCATAGACCTGTTGCAATTTGAAATCCATCGCCGCACGCACAGCGTCCAGAATGGATTTGACTTCAGCGATAGATTTTGCAATCGGGTTTATCTGGATTCTAGCCCGAGCCATCTGTCTTTCAGTAGAAAAATTCAGATGCGGCATGGCCGCTGCGTCAACAATCGTATAGACCAGGGCTGGAAAAACTGTATTTTGAGGCAGTTGACCCATCGCCCTGCGGTTTCCCACCAGGTTGGTGACCCCTGCCACGTTCAGCATCGAGGCGACAATCAGTTCTGGATTCATATTTTTCTGATTTCCTTATCCAGACGGGTTGACACATACTGCGCAAAGGTGGCCACGGCCTGATCGCTGGCCCCATCAAAAGCCCTGCGCATGAAGGGCTGGGGCTTGATGCCAGGGTGTGTGACATTGTTCACGATCACGTTGCCAAACTTCAAAGCCTTTTTGAGTCGCTTATTTACCTTCCCAGACTTTGAGGCTTTCGGGATCTTGTAAGGTTTGCCAACAGACCGGCCATTGCCTGTGTAGTAGCTGGCCGTTCCGAACTCGACCATCCTGGCATAGAAAAGATCAGTGCCAACATTGACCACCACCTTGCCTTTTTTGATGTTGGTGGAACCTGTCTTGATGCTTTTCTTTAGCGTGCCATCATCCACTGGCGCTGCCTGCCTTGCGGCATCACGATAAACATTCGCACCAGCACGAATCGCCCCGCGCATGATGTTTCGCTCAATGCGCAGGGGCAACTCTTGCAGCATGGTGTGCAACTCTTTCAGACCCTGGACATTGAACGATTCATTGGCCATTGATGCTGCCCTCGCTGCAATCGAACTCGATGAATCTGCGATCCTCGTCCACATCGCGGCTGGAAGTGATGTTGAAAATTCGAGTGCCGTACAAGATGCGCCAGGCATCGGCCTCAAGTGGTGGCATCAGGCTGGCGCTGTATCGCACAGTAACTGTATGCGTCAGGATCGACTCGACCACCATTGCGGCTGTACGCATACGCTCTTTGCCGCCCATCGGTTTGACCTGTGCCCAGACCTGTGCGATGGTTGTCCAAGAATCCAACTCCTGACCATAGCTGTCCTTGGACGATGATCGGCGCTGGATCGTTACACGTTTGTCGAGTCTTCCGATCTTGTCCATTTAGACCCCCATATTTATGCGATATGGAGCCATCAGATATTGCGCCGTGACTGGCACTGAATAGCTGTTCTTTGAGAAGTTTGTATATGTCAGATCACCCCTTGTTTCGTACAAGTCGGTAATCGTCAGCAGCATGGCCTGTGTCAATGCCTTGGGCACGATGTTCGGAACCGGGCTTGTGCCGCCAGTAAACCCTGCCTCAAAGGTCACAGTCACCGCATTGGGCTGGTTGCGCACCGTTGGCCATGTCTTGCCAAATGCCAGATTGATTTGTGCTGGCTTGCTGAATGTGTCCAGCACATAGTCAGTCGAGGCGATGGTCTGCGTTGTGCCGTTGGTGTCAACATAAGTCACGCTTGTGATGCTGTTGACCGGCCATGTGCCCAGATCAATTTCGGCTGTGGGGAAAACATCCAGTTTCATTTGAAAGTTATTCACAGCCACGGTCAACTCGGTGAAGTTTTCCACAGCCTCGCGTGCCACTGTAATGAGTGAAGTCACCAGGGCATCATCCGGATGGCTTGGTGGTGATCCCAAAGTGTCAAGACGCAAATGCAGTCGCGCCGTTGCAAGACTGACAGGCTCTGTGGTGACAGAGCCAATCGCTTTCACTTTTCTGACTGTTTGAGCCATTTGACCTGATCCTCAAGATATAAGCCGACCGCATCCTGGCCGACCCATTCAGTTAGCAATTTTCCACCATTATCGCGTGTGCCGCTGAATTTTTTATCGTGCCCCATTCCAATCCCTTGGCGACCTGGCATTCCCTTGATGCCGACCACCCGGTGGCCATCAAAGATGTGCCGGTCAGAATGGGCCTGCCAGAGAATATGGTCGATAAACTGAATTCCTGGTCGGCAAACGCTGCGGAAAGTCTCAATGGCCTGCCCCCGCATGGCCGTTGCACATAGGCTGGCGTGAGACCTGTTTGTCATTTCACGCCCGATTTTGCTCTGCACATTGTAGTATCTGGCGCAGGATTCACCAACCAATTCGGCTTTTTTCAGCTTTTCCTCGATTGTTTCTAGCCAGTCTGGGGCATAAAAATCATCGTCCTCGATGATGACCAGGCTTTCATCATTGCTGATGACGGCCAATCCGGTCAATAAATTTCGAGCCTGGGTGTTCTGACCAGGGGTCCAGAATGGCTCCGGTCTGTAGATCTCAAGATGCCAAGTGCCTTTGGTTGGCTTGAAATTAATCGGCTGCTCTTGTTCGCCATCGTCCACGATGACCCACCGCACCTGTCCAGTGTAGGTTTGTGCGGCCATCAGTTTCTGGCAGATCTCCCAGGGCTTGGGCCTGCCGCCTGTGGTGGTGAGTAGTGTCAGCATTGGGCAACTCCAAAAACGTGCAATGGCAATTGGCGAGTGCAGAATCCTGGCTCGCCATGATCGTTCAATTTTATTTCGATGTGGCCAGAATTTTCGGTCACCACGTTTTTGAACCCTGCATCCTCCAGCAGCAGTTTCAATCCGCTGGGTGTGTATCGATAAAAGTCATCGGGGAACCCGTGAATCGGAAAACTTGTCAGGGTTGTGACCACCATCCATCCACCGGGCTGCATGACCTCGCGGATCTTAGGTAAGGCAAGCCACGGCCTGGCGACATGCTCCAGCACCTCCGAGCAAAGCACGCCAGAAAACCTGCCTGTCCATTCGGCTGGTGGGCTGTGGATGTCCACCACCTGATCGACACCATGCCCTGCCTGCATGTCGATACCTGTCCATTTGCCCTTGGCCAGATCTCGGTTGACGATCCACCAAGTATCAGGGTTGGTCAACCTGGAACCGATCTCCAGCACATCATCGCCCAGCCTGTCGGCATGGTGCTCGATGAAGTGCCGGATCTGGCCGCGCACGCTATTTATGGGCAAATTCATTGATTGCGTCTTCCAGGCTCATGCGCTCGAAACAAGTAAGCGCCGTTTGTCTGCTGCAATTGATGGTGGTCACAA